TAAAATGCAAGAAGTAGGAAAATGATAGTTTATTTTAATGCAGATGGAGAATCAAGAGAGTTTGCTCCTGGAGATACATCCAGATTTGAGTTAGGATTCTTTTTTGATTATGACCCTACAGCACAGGAAGAAGTTACACAAGTTTTACCACCTGCTCAACCATTTTTAGAAACACAAATTTGGGTAAGAGATGGTGTCAAATATGTAGTTTGGCAAGTGCCTAATCAACCCTTCTTTATGAGATATAAAGCCTCTGATACAGAAATATCACAATTTTACAGTGGAAGAGTAAAACCCCCTGAAAATACTATAGGAGATGAGCTTTGGTTTTCTTCTGTATTGTTTGGTAATTCTTTAGCAGAGTTACCATCAGATGTAATTTTGCAGGGAGAATCACCTTTTGTAGGATTTACAGAAATTATGGCTGCAGCTATTGATGCAAGACCATGGTTAGAAGATGATGAAGAACTTCGTAATTTATGGATTCAAGGAATTGTTGAAGATAGAGATATTACTGCAGAAGAGTGGGGAGCAACAGATTGGTTTGAAGGACAAAATCAAGAAGTTATAGATTGGCTTGTATTGTCAAAAGCAAGAGGTATAAATGATGATGATTTACCTGCTGATGCTGTTGTAAACAGAGACACAAATAGAATACTTTACACACAAAAGTTAAAGAGTGCAGGTGTTTCAAATGCCGATAAAATAATTAATGAGGTTACTGGTCAAACTTTTGGACAATGGTTTGGAGACATGGTAACGACAGGACAGTTTACAGAGACATATGCAGATTTTCAAATACTTGGATTAGCAGATGAAACTAAAGACATACCAAGAGATTCAAAAATAAACGATTGGTTGTCTGGAAAAGGACAACTTAGTAAAACAAAAGAAGGTTATGCAGTTGTTCAGAATACATCATACAAATGGCTTGGTCCTTTATATGGTCAATTAGATGCAGGTTATCAAGCAGAACTTGCAGGTGAGTTTAGAAATGCAGGTTCAAGAGAAGAAGGACTTGCTTTGTTAAATGAAAGATTTAAAGAAATAAGAAAAAGTATTTTTCCAACAAGTATGTATGATGAAAATTTAACTTATGAAGATATTGCACAACCTTGGAGAAATTTTACATTTAATATATTAGGAGAAAGAATTAGTGAATCTTCTGATGTTTGGATTAATATTTTAAAAACTAATGACCAAACTAAAGCGACAGAGTTGACAACTATTTATGGTTTGAATAACAATAATAAAAAAGTATTAGACACTGTATCTGATGATTTATCTTCAGGTGTAGGAGTTAGTCGTACTGGCGTATTGAGAGGAGTGCCTACATAATGGCGGTTACACTTTATAGAAAAGATGACTTAGTTGGTTTTCAAGTTTCTAGAAAAAGAGCTGATGAATTAATTCAAGGAGCAGGATATACAGAATCTTATGAAGAAGCACTAGCTGCATCTACAACATTAGGAGGTTCAAACTATACTGCACCTTCTGGAGAAACAAATAAAACTTCAAATTCTACAACTCTTACTGCAGAAGCAAGAAGTCGAATAGTAGAGCAGACAGAACTTAAATTTGGTAATTTATTAACACCTTCTCTATTAGAAGAGTATGTAGATAAATATATAGAGTTTGGGAATGATGAATCATCTGCAATAGCATCAATAAGGTCTATGGATGAATATAAAGTAGCGTTCCCAGGTAATTTAAATCCAGATGGTGCGACAGTCAAATATGCAGAGGCTGAGTACGCACAAATACAAGATGCTTACAGAAGAAAATTTGAGGCTATAAATATAAATCCTGATGTTGTTTTATCCACAGAAAGACAAGCACAACTAATAGAAAATGTTGTTTCTCCACTTGAACTTGGTGAAAGGATAGAACTTGTTAGAGATAATATTGTCAATGCTATACCACAAGTAAAAGAATTTTATCAAAGAAATTTTGAAAGAACATTGTCTGATGAAGAAATAATATTATCTGCTATAGACCCAGGAATAGGTGAAAAGATAATATCAGGAACTATATCATCACAAGATGTCGTAATAGATTCAATTAAAACAGCACAGATAGGTGCAGAGGCATTACTTGCAGGTACAGATATAACTGTTGATGTAGCAAATCAATTAAGAGAGTTAGGTCTAAGTGTAGATAAAGCCAGAAGAGGATTCCAACAAGTAAGAAGTCTTCAACAACAAGCATTGCAACAAGGAAGAGATATACCTTCTGTACAAGACATTATAGAAGGAACAGAACTTGGTCAATCAGAAGAATTAAGAGAAGTAATAAATATTATTAGGCAACAAGAATCAGGTAGTTCTGTACAGTTTGGTGCTGCACAATCAAGAACAGGTGCAGTTACAGGTCTTATAGAAAGCTAGTTGTTTAAACAACTTGCATTACAAAACTTTATGATATAATAATCTTAGCTATCTTGTACTAAGGTCCGAGATTAAAAATAGACCTAGATTTTGTATTCGGTCTTGATGCCTACTAACAAGACCTGTCAAATAAAAAAAGTAGAGTAAAAATAGGCAGAGGTTACTCATGCACCTCTTGTAAAAATATCGTGTGAAGTAAGGACAATTAAATATGGCAGAAGAGCTTAATAACTCAGATGAACAAGCTAACAGTAGCGACAAGAACTGGAAAGAGATGAGAGAAAAACTTGAACTCTATGAAGGTAAAATCGCAGATTTTGAAGCAAAGGAAAGACAAAGTGTTTTTAAAGATGCAGGTCTTGATACTTCAAAAGGAGTTGGCAAAGCGGTGGAAATGATGTACGAAGGTGATTTAAATATCCAAGGAATCCAACAGTACGCAACAGAGGAGTTCGGAGTAGATTTTGGGCAACAAGGCGGAATACAAGAACCAGTATCTCCAAAGGTACAGGAACAAGAGCAAAGTCAAGAACGCTTAAATAATATTCAGAATAACTCGGTAGTCGACATTTATGATGAAGACATTGTAGGACAGATTCGTGAGATAGAAAAATCAGGAAATGTACGCAATTCAATCGCTGCAAAATTAGCTGCTATAGAGGAAGATAAAAAAACAAAACAGTAGATTATCTTCTAAATTGTCAAAACAATAAGTAAAAGTAAAGACAATTTATAGGAGAAATTAAAATGGCAAGTATATCGTTAACTAATAATACGATTTATGC